ACGTAATACATTGTCTTGCCATTTGTACTTAGGACGGCATCAATAAAGCGACCACCACAATAAGCATCACCATACAAAATTGGGATGCTATTGGTTGAAGATGGAGGAACCTGCTGCCTGACTCCGTTGTCAACGGCTTCGTTGGGATTCTCATAGGGCGCACTAGAGCTAAATGTGCGAGATAAAAGCGTAGAAACAGCAAAGTTAATTGCAAAAGCAGCCGCAGTCATGCCCCATGTGAATGCAGCCACCGCTGTGTTTGTAACTGCCGCAACAATTAGTGAGCCGACCATATTTATTCCTTCACAAAACTTGCACCAACAGCCTTATAGCCGCGCTTGGTGTAATCAATCAATGGGCCTGATGCTGACACTGAAGTGATGCACAAATGGATGTCACCACGCTCCAGCATTTCAGTGGCTTCTTTGTCAAACGCTTTCCATAGACGGCCACCAATTGTTCCGTTTCTGTACTCGGGTTCAACCCACCAAAGCAACTCGTTCAATTCTCTCACTTTTGGACACCAGACATTTTGGCTTTTGATGCCAATAATTGCGCCTCTCATGTGATTGTCGATGTAGATGAAGCCACGGCCCATGATGATGCCAAACAACAGGCTTTCAACATACTTGGGGTCATGGTTCACTTGCTTTCCCAAGACTGTTATTGGATTCTCAAAGGCATACGCTTCAACAATCTCAAGCAGTCTTGGAATGTCGTATCTTGTGGCTTTTCTTATCATCGCCCAAAAATTCTTTGTGATGGGGCATTTGATAATGATTGGGTTCCAGCTGTATTTACTTCGGCTCCAAAGTTAAAGTACGAGCCAGCAATTGATGGAACTCTGCTCATGCTTATATCGTTGGGGTAATAGACCTGCCAAATCTTTGGAGTCGTGCGAACACCGCCAACACGATTTTCAAGAATTGTCCTGAAGGACGCACAAGATAAACCAACAGTTGCAACGCGAGTTCTTAGCTGTTCGTTCCAGTCTTCTGTTATGGAGAAGTTGGAAACAATGCCTTGATAGCGCTTAAAAAACTGTTGTGTAGGAGATTGGATAATCTGATTGTTGGAGTTCAAAAACCCTCGCCACACCTCAATGCGAGAACCCTTAATTTCAGAGCCAAGCACAATGGCAATGTTGGTCCCATCAACGCCAGTCAACGACACAGACAAGTCAGAACTATTCGCCTTTACATCGCGCTTGATTTCGCTCAACTGAAGCAAGCTGCCAAGATTTGTAAAATCAATACCGTCTACCTGAATTGCAGCGGCAGCGTTGCAAAAAGTGTAGGTGTTTGACGGCAGTGTCAATCTGATAAATTCAGCTTGCTGGATAGACGGACTATCCAGCGCAGTCATTATTGTTGTCATCCTGTAATGTCCTCACGAAATACAAATGCCTCATCCCACTGGACAAAAGCTCCACCGGGCGCTGGCACAAGTGTATAGGTTGGGCACTTTTCTGCCAAGACCGTGAACTCGCAATTATTGCCAACTCCAGCCAATGGACCCAAAGAAACATTGCCGATGACAGGGCGATGAAGGCTGACAGAGACAACAGAGTCAAGACCGCGCAAAACATCAGCCTTGACCTTGTAAGAGTAATTGCCCAACTGCAAAAAGTCTCCAGCCTTAAAAACCACTTTTGTCCCGGATACACCCGGCAAGTTCCCAACGGAAATGATTTGCGAGTTCGGCGCTGGCGTTGAGGCCAATGTCAAAGCATTGAGTTGTGCCGTGGTTAATTCGCCTTGATATTCAGTAAACCAGCCTAAATTGGCGCTGCTGAACGTAATGGTCTGAGGCAACTGTCTATCAAGGTTGTCAATAGTCTGGATGATGTCTCTAGATGTCACATAGGGCAAATAGTTGTGCGGCACAACTGTAAACACCCAAGGCACTGAAGTTAAGTATTGCGCCACACGAACCTGACCAGAACGGCTGTACTGCTGGCCCACAGTCCTGCGGTTGTTTACCGACATAGACTGCTGAATCTCAAAGATTGTTTGAAAAGACATTAAGTTCTCCCGAAACTGGTAGCGAGGTTTTTGTTCGCATACTGATTTGCCGCCCAGATCGTGTTAGAACTGCCCAGAAGGCGGTCTTCAAACGATTTGGTGTCAATGGCATTGATGTAGTTGTTTGTGACGTTGGTGGTGCTTCCCATGTTGTTCACTTCATGGTTTGGAATCACTGTTCCAGAAGACCTTGGAATAAACAACTCAGGACCACGTTCTCCAACAATGTATGGGGTGTTGGCTTCAGCAGGACCGCCTTCTGCCAAGAAACCACCCAAGTCTTGATTTCCGAAAGCGTTGCCAGTTCCAAAGCCACCTCCAGAAATCATTCCAAAAGCCGACCCAAGGAATTTCATTGCAGCAGCCTTCATCTGAATCGCAATCAGATCACGGATGACGCTTAAAGCAAAGTCCTTCATGCTCAATTTGCCGGTCTTGACAAAGTTGTCGATGGCCGAACCCATGTTGCCCCACACAGAATCAAAGACCTGCTGAGTCTTTTGCATGGAATCTTGGATGGTCACGTTGAGCTTTTCAAGAGCCTCTTGGCGCTCAAGCTGCTGCGTCAAGAAATCAGCTTCTGGACTGCCTTCGATTTCTTTGCGCTTTCGTGCGTACTCAAAAGAAATCATAGCCAGCTTTTGTTCTTTCTCGGTTGCATAAATCAACTGATACTTCAACTCAAGACGCTGCTTCTCAATCTCCAAGCCAAAAGTGGATTTCTGAGCATCTGTCCTCATTGCAGAGCGGCGATTGTCTTCGGCCACCATTGCATCAGAAATTTCTTTTTCTGTACGGATATCTTCTTCGTATTGGGCAAGACTTGCCTTTGTTCGTATTTGCCGAATTTTTTCTGCTGTTTCCGCTGCAATGACAATCGCTTTGTTTTTGTATATTTCAAGGTTTTGCGCTGTAGCTCGGCCATCTTCCTGCTGATTTTTATCAGCCATCTCTCTACGAGCGTCTTCCAGTTTTTTAGCAGCCTCCAACTCAAGAGATTGAATTTCGCTCAACCCCTGCTTGGCAACAGCAAATCTTGCTTCAGATTCTGCTTTGGCGACTTCTACGGCCTTACTTCTCAGCATCCCCTTGTATTTGTCGTATTCATCAATTTTCTCCTTGGCATCACCAACATCTTTTGATGCTGTTGAACGACCCTGAAGACGTTGAATTTCCAGCAAGTTTTCTTTGCTGGCCTTCAGTGCGGCAAGGGTCTTTCTCCATCCTCTGGAAAAAACTGTATCTTCATCTTCAGGAGTTCCAGCAAGTTTTGCTTGAATGTCAGCGATCTGCTTGTCAAGAGCTTCAAGTGTCTGAGATTGAGTTGGTCCAGACAATGCCTGCTTGAACTCATCCCAATAGTTGCTCATGGCAGTCGTGACTGACTTCCATGCGCCTTCAAGCAGGCCAAGCTCACGGCGCTGCTGCTCCAGCTTGGTGTTCAAGGCCACAGCAACAACCTGCGCGGCCTCCTGCTTTTTGTTTGCCTTCTCCAGAGCCTCAATCTGCTTGTATTGCTCAAGCGTCAAAAAGTTCATCTCCTTGTTCAGAGACTTTGCGCCCTCGGCTGTGCCACTCAAGCCACCCTTGAGCTTTTGCGCGGCCTCTGTGGCAGACACACCGGCAATCTGGGAGTAGGTGATGATTGCTTGCGTAACTGCGCTGATTGACTCGCCGGTAAACTGACCAGACGAAATTACAGCCATCAAGGCTTCTTTGGTCGAGCCAAGGCTTGCTTTGGTGTTCCCGCTTAATGTGTCTGCAAGCTTTTGAAAGGACTTTTCTGTGACTTCAGAATAGCCGCCAGTAAGAGTCAGCGCATCGTTGAGTTTATCCAACTCATCAACTGCTTGATAAGCAGCGACAGCAACTGCACCCAGCCCAATTGCAACAGAGCCAAGCCCAATAGAGAACGGGGTAAACAATGTGCCAATTGCCTTGAACATATTGCCAACGCCGCCCATCACATCCTTCAATTGACCGCCTTGCTGCAAGATGGCAATGAATGGGCTTTGTCCTGATGCAATCTGCGTAAACAAGTCAGTTGTTTGATAGGTCAACTGAATCTTCTGCTGCTCGTTCATCTTGAACTGAGCATTGGTTGCATTTTTTGCAGAGCCTGCAATTTTGTCGTAGGCCGCTGCTTGTTCAAGCAACTGCTTCTTCATGTCTGCCGTAGCGTTCTTAAAGCGGCCAGCAGCCATTTCTCGCTCAACTTGCGTGACCTTGGAGACAGTCTTGCCATAGTCATCAGTGGCGTACTTCAGCGCAACAATTTCTTTTGCCGCTGCGTTTGTCTCGCGCTGAATCGCGTCTTTTAATTTCTTGTTTTCAGAAATCGCTTTGTCAATGGACGCTGTAAATTCAGCCGTGTCCAGACCAAGGACAACGCCAAGTCGGGCAATATTTTGTGAAGCCATTATCTCTTCCTTCGCGCCAGTTTCTTGGCGTAATCAGGGATTCTGACCGCCAACTGTGATTTTAGTTCAGTCAGTACGGTTTCAACATTTTCTTGCAGTGCAGGCCGCAGAAATGGGTGAGCCGCTACCTTCGATGTGCCAAATTCATTTGCCAATGACACAGCACTCTTTTTGACCGACACAACCGCAATAACAGCGTCCGTATCATTAACATACTCGCTCATGCGGTCTTTTGCATTTGGGATTCTGGCATCAAGACGGATGGTGTCTCGCATGTGGATGGGGTTCTTGTCATCCCGTGGCTTGCTGCCGACATTGGCCCTTGATTTGGCTGAGTCAAGGACAGAACCCATTGCCGCCTTGGCCGATGGCGTAAGCGTGTTTCGAGCAACCAGATCACCCCGGAATCCTTCAGCCATGTCTCGCAACTGCTGTTCAAATTCAGCAAAGCCTTCCAATTTGATTGACTTGCTTTGCGGGGTGTAGGCCATCTCACACTTTCAAGAATGCCTCCGAACCGGGCTTCATCGCAACAAACATCAGCATCTGCTGGTTGGTCTGTTCGCGCTGCTGCTCCTCACTCAAAGGCGGGACAATGTAGTCATGCGTTGACGGCAAGACATCCTGCATTCGGAATGGCTTGGCCGTCTTCTGCATTTTCGAGTTTAAGTTGCCAGTGGTCAAGGAACTCAGCGCCAGCAGCAGCGCTTTGTTCCCGATCATTCCATCCGACAACATAATCTCAATGTTTCTCAGATCATCAACTGGAACATCGTCAGGACACCCACCGTGGGCGTAGATGTACGCCCTAGCTTGCGAGTGAGCGTCCTGAATCAGTTTTTTCGAGAGTCCTTGTATCCGGGCTGAATCGACTCGGTAATCTTGGCGATCATCTCAAGCTGAACGGTCATGGGCCACTCGGCCTCAACTTCAGCATAAGTCAATCCGTCCCAGTTGCCAGCCTCGGGGACCAGCAGCTTGATGTATTCAACGATGCGCTGCTCCATCAGAATAACAGAACGAGCCAAGCCTTTGGTAGATCGACCTTCAACGATCACATCGTCTTCGGTGACTTCAACGCCTTCAATCACTGTGCCGTCACGGAAGCTGCCAGACATTTTTTCATATCGGCTGTTCAGTTCGGCTTCGTCAATTTTTGTGATGCGGTCCTCAAGCTGGTCCATCTCTTTGGTCAAAGGGATGCGAACCTTGAAGACATGCCCACCAAGCTCAAAAGACTTGGTACGCAGATGTGCAGATGCCTTTTGGTAACTGTCGCCAAAAGCAGATGAGATGCGTGACATGTGATTTCCTTATCGTGTCGTTTTGATGATCTTGTCATAGATGACCTGATTCAAGGCAATGGCGTAATCCACCGCTTGTTCAGGACTGAGCTTATCCGCATGATGTCGTGCAATGTCATGCGCCAGCGCAATAGCCGTGATGCGTTGCTGTGTGAAGCCAAACCAATTCTTGGAAGAATCGGCTTGGCCCACAAGGAAACTCAACAGGTCTGTATTGTCTTTTACTGTAGTCATGTGTCTTATGCGTTGTTTGACCAGCCGTAGCTGTTGCCACCGATTGGGTGGATGGTGAAGTTGAACTTGCCTTCAGCAGAAGGAGACATGTCCCAAGACATACCACCAACCATGCCATTGAAAGCGTAGGCCACAGTGTCAGTGCCGTCATAAACAGCAACAACGTATGTGCGAACGATTGTGCCGTTGTAGCCGTCATCACGGATCAACAACTGAGCAGTGTCAGCAGGGTTCCAAGCAGAAGTGATGCTCAACGAGGTCACTTGGTTCTGCGTTGTGATCTTTGCGCCAGTACGAGCGCCAGCGACCGAGAAAGCGGCCACAGCGTCATCAGCACCGAAAGCAGGGATTGCTTCCACGGGCACTTGAATGCCAGCAGTACCAGTACCACCAGCAGAAGTGCCGATGATGGTTTCAATGCTGGCCCAAGTGGACAATTGAGTGTCAGTCAATGGGGTTGGGGCAGCGTCATCTTGACACCACAGGGTTGCCACATAACCGGGCAAGACTTTGTTAATGAGAGCCATTTTGAGTTTCCTTCAAAAAGATAGTTGAACAAATTGTCTTGTATTACGCCGGAACGTCAATGGTGCAATCCAAGAAGATTTGCGCCATATTTTCCTCGTTGTTGTAGCTATTGTAAAGCCACATCACATCGGCTTTCGCAATGAAAAAGCCTTCGGATGGACTGCCCAATTGCCCACTGTATCCATGCAAAGCCTGAAGGATTTGATTGGAGATGGTAAAGCCGTCTTCAATTTGCTGCGTGAAGATCGAAATCTGGAACACAGGACGGTC